CCCGGACACGCCGGTCACGGAGCCGGTCACGCCGGTCGTGGCGGTGGTGACGATGCCGGCGGGCTGGTTGGCGCCGGAGCCGTTCACGAGGTCCGTGCCGAACGCGTTGCCGAGCGCCCGGCCGGCCTGCATGGCGAGGTAGCCGAGCAGGTCGACCGCGGTGTCATCGATCAGCTCGCGGGCCACCTGGAGCATGATGCCGTACTTATAGGCGGACAGCGGCTGCATGCTGAAAGCAGGGTCGGAGGTCGGGAGCGAGGCGTTCTGCGCCGCAGAGGCCGCGCTGGAGTGCGCGGTCGTCTTCGGCACCTGCAGCGTCTCGCCGCCTCCGGTGTTGAGCACGGTGGGACCGCACTGCATGACACCGCTGACCTCGATGAGGTGCGCGATGAGCATGTCGTAGAAGTCCGTGGGGATGACCGAGCTGGCGCTGGTAGAGCTGGACTGGCCGGCCGTGGTCAGGATGCGGTAGTTGATCGGCCCGAGGCCGGGGTCACGCCGGATCTCCAGGTTGCGGGGAGCGCCTTCCTCGCCGCGAGCCCACTTGCGGATCTCCTCCAGCATCTTGTGCCCGCCGGCGGTGCGCTGGGCCTGGCCCTGCTCGGGCCGCTTGCCGGAGAGAGCGTCGAACGCCTCGTCGGCGTCCTTGGCCCGCTTCTCGGTGTCCAGGACGGCGCGGATGCGGGTGTCGAGGCGCTGCATCTCCTCCTGCATCGCGTCCCACTTGCCCTGCTCCTCGTCGGTCAGGGCGCGGTTCTCGCCGGCGGCGTCCTCGGCGATCTTCTTGGCGTCGTTCCAGACGTTCTGCCTGCGGTCTCGGAGCCGCTTGGCGACTTCAGATGCCATCTGATGTTTCCTCTCTGGGTTGGCATCCTCACCGGCTCCGTCCTCGCACCCTCAGCGGGTGGCTACGACCACGGCAAATTTTTCGGTTATTGCGTCCTGGCCTGGACTAGTCTTCCTCCGACCAGGGGTCTTCCATGTTGTCCTGCAGGGCCAGGAGCGCCTGCGCCCCGGTCATCGCGGGCTTCGGCGCGGGCTTGGCGCGCTGCTGGTCCTTCGGCTTGCCGCCGTCAGCGCTGACCCGCTTGAAGAAATCGAGCACCCGGCCGTCGTTCACCCGGGCGCGGACCTCCTCGATGTCGCCCTGGACCCAGTTGGCCAGGGACTCCACCGCGCCGTTCATCGCGCGGGCGCCCGCGGTGGCATCGGGGTAGGCGGGGTCGAGAACCGGCGCGACATCGACCAGCTGAACGCTCATCAGGGTGCGCATCGGGTAGTTGAACTCGGACAGGCCCCACTCGTCGCCACCCGGGAAAACCCTGAAGGCGAAGCTGCTGTGCCGGACATCGCCCCTGGTCACGTACTCCAGGACGTCAGCGCGGGCGTTCGGCGGCTCTACCTCGTACGCCAGGCCGGTCTCATCGATGGCCAGCTTGAGCGTGCGGGCGTAGGTGGTGCCGAGGAGCTGGTCGTCCTTGTGGTTGTACCGGCACACCACGTCGGGGAAGCCGGCCGTCTTGGACTCGTTGAAGGCCAGCGGGTCGACCTGCTCCACGAACCCGCCCAGCTTGCGGCTCAGCTTGCCGAACGCGGCGGCGTAACCGTAGATGGTGCTCGGCAGGCCGTCCGGGCGGCGGCGCACCTCGGGCGGGAACTTGGTAAACCGGCGCTCCGGGAAGCCGTCCGGCTCGTACAGCCCGAACGCGGCGCGCTGGTCGCCGGCGACGTGAATCCCGAACTTGCGGGCCGCCGCCAGGATCTTCGGCATGGCGGCCTTGCCGAACGGGCTCTGCGGAGCGCGGCTCAGCGCATTCCGGGTATGAGCCTCATCGTGCACGGGAAAGTGCCGCTTGCTCCTGGGTGTCGTCTTGCCCGAGGCGTCCTTCTGGCCCCCTGGCTCAATGTGGGCAAACGCAGAATCAGGCAGATCATTGATCGCTGCGCTGCTCATTTCTGCCATAACGCAACATCCTCCTCACGTGGCATGTCAATGACTGCCGTTACTGTTGGCGCCCACGAGATCGTGGCCGTTGGCGTGATCCCGCGCAGGCGGGTTCCGGCGGACCAGATCGCACAGCTCGGCGTACTGAGCCGGGGTCAGGTCCTCGTCGTTGGGGTCGGCGTCGCGCTTGCGGCCGTACAGCGAGCCGGCCAGCATCTGGACGCGGGCGACCCGCTCCGGCGGCACGGCCATCCCGCGGCCGGCCCCGGACCAGGTGTCGAGCGCCACGTCCATCACCGACTTGCGGACGTTGACCAGCTCGGACCGGGACGGGATCCAGGCGCCGACGTACTCCGGGCCGATCCTCGGCATGCTGCCGCCCCGGCGCGAGGCCAGGTAGTCCCAGACGAGGTTCGCGTCGGCGCGCTCGCCCGGGTTCCGGCTGCGGGTGGCGGCGATGATCTGGCCGAGCATCTGGTCCGGGCCGGACACGGCAGGCTGGGTCAGGTCATCCGGCTTGGCCAGGCCCTCGCGCTGCAGCTCCTGCAGCTTGTCCGCGGCCAGGTCCATCTCCAGCGTGATGGAGCCGATCATCGAGTTCGGGATGCCGCGGATGGACCGGGCCATGGCCACCATGACGTCCAGCGGGATGTTCTCCCCGCCGGCCTTGCCGGGCAGCGGCTCCAGGTCCTCCAGGTCGCGCAGCTCGTCGGTCGTGCGCAGGCCCATCTTCCGCTGGGAGTAGTAGATCTCGGTCCGGGTCTTGGTGTCCGTCTTGAGCAGCGCGTCGGAGTCGAACCGGCAGTAGCGGTTCGCGGGCAGGATGTCGAAGAACGCGGTCTCCAGCCGGACCAGCCACGGGCGCAGCGCCTCGATCACCTGCAGCGCGCCCTGCTCCACGGTCGAATATGTCATCGAATCGCCCCTCGTACCTCCGATTCTGTCCGGAGGGAGGTGCAGGACCGAGGCGATCTGAGTCGCGTTCAGCCGCATCGCGTCGATGAACTGAGCCTCGGACGGCGGCACGGTGACTGGCTTGTAGTCCCAATCTCTGCCATAGACCAATGGCTGCCTGCGGCGGATTGTCGAAGTCAGCATCGCGCGGATCTCCTCGGCCTGGTCCGCGTCGATCTCGATTTCGGAATTCTGGAATGTCCCGGGCGGGAAGCCGCCGGCCTGGTACCAGCTCGTGCCGTACCGCTGGGCCTCGATCCCGGCCAGGATGGTCAGCGCGAACGCGCGCAGCGGGGAGATGCCCTCGGTCCGGCCGGCCAGGGAGAACGCCTTGACATGGAACAATTCGTTCCGGTCCATGAGACGGCCGTAGACGTAGATGCGGGTGCGCAGCGGGTTCCAGGGCTGCATCTCGTCATCGACGCAGGAGACGTCCTCGGGCGGAATCCACTCGATGCCCTGCGGGAAGCCGTAGCCGTCCCGGGACGTGATGTAGCCCCAGGCGTTGCCCTGCAGCAGCAGGCTGGTCATGCAGGTGAACAGCCAGTCGAACAGGGTGCCGTCGACCGAGGGGTGGTCGAAGATGGACGGCCCGTGGTACCGCAGCGGGCGGCCGTTGCTGTTCGCCCGGGTATAGAGCTTGACCGGCAGCGAGGAGATGGAGTTCGCGATCAGGCTGACGCCGGAGTACAGCGCGGGCAGCCCCAGCGCCTCGTCCTGGCCGTAGAACTGCCGGGTCGGGTGAGCGGGGCCGCCGGCCGAGAACTTCACGAACGGGTTGTCCCACGGGCGCCAGGGCACGCCGCCGATTACCCGGGACTCGGGTCGGCTTGTGCGGATGCGCTCGATCAGCCCGCGTGGCACGGGGGCGGGGCTCCCTCGTTAAACGAAGGCCCCGCTCCGTCATGGCCAGGGGCAAGTGGCAGTGACTAGGAACAGGTTACGCCACGTCACCCTCGTTTCGCACGTATGGCCGGCAGGAACCTGCGTCACGCTGGCTGCTGGTGCACCCGCAGGTAACTGTCGCGGAACTCCCGCAGCGCCTCCCCGGACAGCACGGGGGTGCTCGCGAAGTAATCCATGGTGATCTTCGGGACGAACGCCCAGCGCGCTCCGGCGGCCAGCCAGCGGTCCACCAGGTGCCAGTCAGCGGGCCGGCCGGACGGCTCCCAGTCCGCGGTCTCCAGCAGGCCGCGGCGGTGCACGATGAGCGACGTGTCGACCTGGCCGAACACCGGGGGCGCGCAGCCGATCTCCCAGCGGCAGCCGTTGCCGTTGCTGCACGCGGCCCGGCTGCAGGCGAACGAGGCGTCCTCGCGCTCGATCGCGCCGGCCAGCAGCCGCAGGTGATCCGGCCGCCAGGCGTTGTCGTCGTCCAGGTAGGCGATCAGGTCCCCGGTGGCCAGCCGGGTCCCGGCGATCCTGGCCCAGATCCCGCGGTTGGGCGCGGCCCGGTGCTCACTCAGGAAGGTGATCCCGGGCATGCCGGCCAGGGCCTCGTCCGGCCCGTCACTGACGATGACGTGCTCGATCTCGCCGTCGTAGTCCTGGGCCAGCACGGACGGGATGCACCGGCCCGTCAGCAGCTCACGGCGCTGCCAGGTAGGCGTGATGACACTGATCCTCGGCCTGCGGGCCAGCAGCGCCGCGGTGGCCGCCCGGACGGCCCTGACCGCGATCCGGGCGATATGACGGCCGGCGTGGCCGTGCATGGCGGCCAGCCCCCGGATGATGTGCGGGTGGACGATGGCCGCGGCGATGATCGCGTGCACGGCGTGCGGGTGCATAACCCCTCCAGGCCCGGGAGCGGGCTAGCTTTCCCGGCCCGCTACCTCCCGGTTATACCGCGAGATGGCCTCGGCGAACTGCTCATCGGCCTGCCGGGCCAGCTCCCGCGCGGTCGTCGCGGCCGAGCGGGCCAGGTCCAGGGCCATCTCCGGGGGCAGCTTGCGAAGATCAGTGACGCGCGACATGGCGGCCTCCTACAGCCTCGGGTTGGGCGGGGCGGCCGGCTGCTGCGGGGCGCTGCGGGCCGCGATCTCCTCGTCGGTGAAACCCCGGCCGCGCAGGTAGCCGAACCGGATGCTCACCACGGCGAACGCCATGCCGGTGACGGCCTTCCCGGCCAGCCAGCCGATGGCGACGAAGACGGCGGCGACCGCGGTGGCGATGCCGTGCCCGGGGTGCGCCTCGCGTGCCTGCCGGGCCAGCTCCTCCACCGGGATGGCCTGGGTTACTGCCATGGTCTCTCCTATCCGATCGACTTCAGCGGGTCGTAGTTGCGGCGCTTGCGGTTCAGCCCCCACAGCGCATCCGTGCCGGCCGTGATCGGGGTGATGTCCGACTCTGAGTCGCGACGGCTCCAGGCGTGCCCGCCGTCGCCGACGTCGCGGGTCTCGGCGCGGGCCACGGCGTGCCACATGCCCGGGGCGTTCTCCTGGCCGAGGTGGGCGAGGGCCTTGTTCCGGGCCGTGGTGACGATGAGGCTGAACGCCGCGGCCTCGTCCGCGCTGGACATCTTCATGACCTCGATGCCGGCCTTCTCGGCGTCATCGATCAGCCCGGCGGCCGGGCCGTTCCTCGGGATGGCCACGCCGGCCGGCCGCCACTTCCGGTGCAGCTCGATCAGCCGGGGAATGGCCCAGGCGACGCCATCGCGGTGGCAGCCCTGCGGGATCTCGATCACCGCGCGCTCGATCTCCCCGTCCAGTCCGGGCCGGTACCAGGCCGCGGCGATCGACGCCGAGAGCATGTCCGGGTCCACGTCCACGGCGAAGACGACCGGCCGGGTCGCGCCGCCAGGGTCGGGCATCGAGCACGCCTCCCAGTGCTCTTTGCTGATTACCGACCAGGCCTCGTCCTCGGTGGGCCAGTCGCCGACGCCCAGCCGCTCGCGGTCGAAGGTGACCGTCGACATCGAGGCCATCTCCTGGGCGACGTGCCGGAAGGTGATCCGGGTGCCCAGCGCGGGGTTGGCCCTGGCCCAGGAACGCGGGTCGTCCCGGTCGTCGTGCAGGGAGCAGGTGACGTAGCCGTTAGTGCTCCGGCCATTCAGCTCATCGCGGGGGCAGCCGTCCGTGTGCGGGCTGATGCTCCACTCCGCGCCCATCAGCGTCGGGTCCTTGCGGATCACGCGGCGGCGGACCGAGCCGAGCTGGATGGAGTCCTTGTAGCCGGCCGACGCGGTATAGATCATCTGGGGGTTAGGGACGGCACTCATAGTCGGCATCGATGCGCCGACCTGCTCATCCGAGAGGATCATGGCCTCGTCATACACAACGCAGTCTGCCGTGAACGACCGGCCGGAGCCCCGGGACCGGGCCAGGAACCGCAGCCGCGCGGTGACCGACTTCCGGACCATCTTGCCGCCGGACCCGAAGACCAGGGTGGGCGTAGGCCGCAGCTCGATCGCCTCGTCGCCGTGGGAGGTGGTGACGGACTTGACCCGCTTGCGCAGCTCGTCGTAGCCGGTCACGACGTCGCGGACCCGGCGGAAATGCTCGGCTGCGGCCTTGAACTCATGTGCGGTGTGGATGATCATCTTCTCACCGAAGACGAACAAACCTCCGAGTTCCCGGACCTCAAGGCACTGGTTCTTGCCATTCTGCCGGCTCACGACGAGATAGTTCTCGAAGGCGGCCCACTTGCCGTCCGGGTTGGTGCCGGTAGCCTCGGCCAGCCACCACTCCTGCCACTCATCGAGGTCGTAGCCGAAGTTGGCGGCCCAGTCCAGCAGCTCAGCGGACTGATAGTCGCCGCAGCCGCAGGAGTAGTCGTCGTTCCGGCACGCCGGGCAGGCCGGGTCCTTGTCCCGGTGCCGGGGCGGGGCGGTCCAGAACCGGGGCTGCTGGGTCCCGGTCAGGCCGCGCAGGACGGCCTGCTGCCCGGCCACGGAGATGC